GACAATGCCAGGAACGCGGTCGTAACCCGTCAGGCCGTCGCCCGAGCCGGTATATGCGGCACGAGCCAGCTGGCTCGGCAGAATGTTCGTCTCGACGTAGATGCTGCGTTTCTGTCGGCTCTTCGGGACGATGCTGCGATACTCGTCGCTGCTGATCAGAGCGTTGCCGAGCGTGTTCGCATCAGTATTCATCGCTTTGACCGGCGAGACGCGTTTCTCGATCTCCTGCTTTTTCGCTCGAAGATCCTGAACGAGCATGCGAGTGTCGTTCATGTCGAATTCTGGATTCTTCAAGGCCGCCTCGCGGACCTCGTTGCCGAATCCATAGGTATCACCGAATGCGATATAGTTGTTGATATCGCGGACAGTCTTTTCCTCTTGGTTCGTGCGTGTTGCCACCTCTGGTTCCGTCGCCGGAGTCTCCGGCTTTTCGATTTCTTTTGACATTTGATTTAACTCCGGTGTTGGAATGGATTTAGTAAACTCGGCATTGCGGCCGACGCCGACGGATATGTCGGCTGGGATCGAAACGATCGAAAGCTCAAACGGCTCCCAATCATCGGCACGATATAGGTCGTTGCCTCCTTCGTTCTCCTCCTCGAGAACAAGCTTATGAATTGAAAACCCGACGCTGACGTTGCGGCGAATGCCATCGACGACGTCCTGATATATTTCCTGTCCGCGTGCGGACTTTGAGAAGCGAACTGTCGCACGGGCCTTGCCGTCCTGCGGGTCAACCGAAAAACTCTCGACGACGCCGATCTGATCACGCGGATCGTGATCGGCAAGCAACGCGGCACCGCTCGTCAGGCGTTCGGTCCGCATAGCTCCGTTTTCCATCGACAACTTGACGTCGATGAAATCGTAGAGCTTCCACGAAAAATGCTCGCATGGCGTGGCCGAAGCAAATGCCAGCTCGACCGTTCGGCTGTCAGTTTCAGCAGAATCGGCCCGCTCGATAACGAACGAACGCTTGTGCGTCTCGTCGCACGCCTGGCGGATAAGCTGATCTCGTTTGATCGTGTCGTCTGACATAGAAAAAAGCCGATGTTGCGGGCAAACCCGTCTCATCGGCTTTAACTCTAATTTTTTTCGAATGAGGTTATTTTTTTGGGGTAATTAACCTAAAAATAACCACTAATAGAGTATGTCGGCGTCCATGTCGTGCCCGTTGAGATAACCTCGCGTAGCGTTTGTATCGGTCTTGGCGGGCGGCTCGTCTGCGGCGATCTGCTTCGGGTCGGCATAGATCTCCTCAAGATCGACGCCATAACCGGCCGCCAGCTCAACATCGGCCTGCCATCGTTCGAGATGGTCGACGTAATCGATGCCCTGTTCGCCCAGTATCTCGCTCGGCGTAGCTAAACGATATTTGAGCCTTTCGATATCGGCGGCGATGTCTTTCGTCGGATCGATGTATTTCCAGCCGCGGGCACGCCACTCGGGATCACGAATCTCGCGATATTCCTGGGCAGTGATCGTTAAAGCACCTTTTGCCCACGCATTCATCAGCCATTCGTTAAAAACACGACGGCAGAGCGTGTTGGCGATAAAGTTCTGCATCCCTTTCCATATCTCGCGTGCGTCGTCGAGGCCGACGCGGGCGGAGCTGAAATTGACCGACTCCATATCGCCCGCCAGATAAAAATACGGAACGCCGAGTCCGGCGGCGAGTTCCATCAGGATCGTCTTCGAAAATGCCGCGTGATTTTGAGTCGGCTGTTGCGGGTCGAACTGCTGAAACTCCATGCCCGGATTGAGCAGGTTGATCGACAGCGGCGACGAATCGATCATCGGCAGCTGAACTTCACCATTCTCGTCCTCGCCGCCCGTCCATTCTTCGCCATCCGGCAACTGCTGTTTGACAAACCCGAACGAGTTCGCCGCAACGCGGGCCGATGTGATCACGCCGCGTTTGTAGCCCGCGTAATCCTTGGCCGTCAGCAGCACCGAGGCAAATGCCGACACGCCGCGGATCTGAGATTCGTCATCGAAGACGGTGAAGCCGTGGATCATCTCGGCCGCAGGAATGCGAACGCGATCGCGTCGAGCATCCATCGCGTAATACGTCTCGACCGGCGGCTGCGTCAGCCAATACGCGATCGGGCGATAGTGCCTATCGACCTCGACCGACATAATTACGCGGTTGCCGTTCGGCAACATCTCGTTGTAGGTCTCATCGAGCCAGTTGACATCCCAGACCTTAAGCGAAAAGCCGAACGCATTGTCAGCCATCGGCATCAGCTGGATCAAGAACTCACCGTCGCACTCGAGCTGCGTCACGCACAGATCCTGAACCTGCTTAAAATCGAGCTTGCCGCTCATCGTGCAGGTTTCGGCGTGACACCATTGCCACCACGCCTCTTCAACGCGTTTGTTTAGCGTGACATTGAGTTTGCCGTTTGCTCGACGGGCACGAGCCTGCAGCTGGATGCCTTTCGGGCCGATGATATTCGACCGCGAAAGCGATAGAAACTTCGACAGATGCGGATCGTTTCGCGAAGCATCGCGGGCACGGGCACGCAGTGTCGCAAGTGATATCCGTTGGCTGTAGTTCGCACTGGTCGGCATCGTCGTCCAGTTCATGTTCGTGCGGTCGACGCGGGCCGCGGCATAGCTTCGCCGCGGTGCCGGTTTCGACTGCGGAAATAAGTATTCGTACACGCGTTGCGATATTTTCTTTTTGCTCATGATTCAAAAACCCTCACTCCGATCCGCTGCATCATCGGCCCGCCGTTCTTGATGCGTTCGCGTGCATTTTCGGCGTTGACGAGAGCGGCGTATTCTTTCCGGGCGGCGAGCAGGTCAGCCATCGAGCATCGCTTGATCTTGCGGCTCCCCGCAGGCGTCGCGATCTCGTATTCCTGCACGTTCGCCGACGCCTGGCCGCTGATGGCGTCGTTGATATTGTCGAGAGCGATCTTGTTCGGAGTTCGCAGGTCAACGGCTGATAGCACGTTACTGGCAAATCCCCGCGTGACCTTGGTCGTCCCCGAACTATGCATAAACGTATTGGTCGCCGTGGCGATCTCGGTCAGCCAGGCTTGCCACGCGATCGGGCCAAGTGCCGAGTTAGGTATCGCAAGCGAAACCGCCGCAGTGATCACGCACACATGATCGTCACCGTCAGCCGTCGCCGTCACGTTAAACCCATTGCCGGCCTGCGGGCGGAAACGATAAACGAGCGTGTGCGTCGTCGCCGGATAATCGGCGATCGATCTTGTCCAGGCGACGCGTTCGCCCTGTGCGAATTCAGTGGGTTCGATTGTTCGTGTGCTCATGGCTTATATCCTTGAAATTCGTTCTTTTTGTTCAGCGTGCGAAATGGCACGACGTTTTTAGTCGAGGCAGTTTTGGAAGTCTTGGAAGTCTGGGAAGTATCCGGACTTCTTAAACTTTCCAGACTTTCCAGACTTTCCGGACTCCTGTCCACGGCTTCGGAATGAACTAATCGCCGTTTGGCGATCGATTCGTAGTTTGGATTTAACTTCACCCTTGCGGCGGTTGCGTAGACTCTGAGATCGAGAGCTTCGTTTCGTGCGCTCGGCGAGACTTTTTCGTAGACGAAATATGTCTGGCCGAGGCGGGCACGCATGATCTTTTTTTCGCTGCAAAGCTGTTTGAGATAGGCTTCGTCATATTCCGGCCGGTTCGGGAAATGACAATAGCCAGGCCCGTATTCCGTGACCTTCAGATGGCTGAAAATCTCATCTTTCGCCGCGGTCGTGCCGACGGGAATCATCCTAACTTTCGGGTTTGTTCCTACCCAAGTCGCTTTTGAGATGATCGGCTTTGTCGGATCGCCAAGTCCTTTGCACGCGTACCATCGGCGGCCTTCGTTGCGTTTGGCAAACTTATAGACCTGCTGAGCGTGAAAGCCCGAGTCGATGAACGCACTCGCGACGCGAAAATCTTTCTCTTCGCCCGTAAACGTGGCTGTTAGTCGTTCGGTCAGTTCGTCCCATACTTCATCGGTCCCGGGGTCGCCGTCGAGTATGCCGATCTCGATCGACCACGATTCGTCATCGCGTCCCCAGCCGACGATCTCGTATTCGAGACGGTTGCCCTGCACATCGACGCCTGCGGTCAGCAAAAGCACGCCATTCGGCACCTGAGCCGTGTAATCCTCGCGATTGAGCGTCAGATCGCCGTAATCGATCTTTTCGTAGGGCCGCCACGGTTCGC